CGTAGTGCTTTAATCTCTTTAAGTAACTTATCAGATGAGCGTATGCGTAATGCTAAATCAGGCGCATGGTGGGAAGACAACCAGCAACGCGCTTTATCGAATAATTCAGTAGCTTATACAGATTCAACAGAGATGGGCGCATTTATAAAAGAATGGGTATCTCTTTATGAAAGTAAAAGTGGGGAGAGGGGGATATTCAATAGGAAAGCAGCAGAGAAACAAGCTGCCAGAAATGGAAGAAGGGAAGAGTATAAGGATTTTGGGACTAACCCCTGTAGTGAGATTATTCTACGCAACAAGCAGTTCTGTAATTTAACAGAAGTTGTTGTCAGGGAGAATGACACCTTTGAAACCCTTAGTAATAAGATAAAGCTGGCTACTATTCTTGGTACATTTCAAGCTACGCTTACAAGCTTCAGATACTTGAGCAAGTCTTGGCAGAATAATACAAAGGAAGAAGCTTTGCTTGGTGTGTCCCTTACTGGAATACTTGATAATAAAAATATGGTTAATGGTAATATAAAAATTGACCAATTGAAAGACGTTGCCGTATCTGAAAATAAAACATGGGCTAAAAAATTAGGCATTAATCAAGCGGTAGCCGTGACTTGTATTAAACCAAGCGGCACTGTAAGTCAATTAGTTAATAGCGCGTCAGGGATACACACAAGGCATAGTCCTTATTATTTAAGGACGATCAGGGCTGACAAGAAAGACCCTTTAGCGCAGCTTATGGTTGATCAGGGGGTGTACCATGAAGATGATACAACGAAACCAGACCATACCCTTGTATTTTATTTTCCTGTCAAAGCCCCTAAAAATGCAATCACAAGGGAACGCTTATCAGCTATTGAACATTTGAAACTTTGGAAAACTTATCAAAATGATTGGTGTGAACATAAGCCTTCTGTGACTATATCGGTTAAAGAAGATGAATGGTTGGAAGTAGGGGCATGGGTTTATAAGAATTTTGATGATGTGTCAGGAATTTCATTTCTTCCTTACGCAGATCATTCGTATAAGCAAGCTCCTTATCAGGAGATAACAGATCAAGAGTATAAAGAGTGGCTAAAGAAGACCACCACTTCTGTTGATTGGTCTTTGTTGCCTGACTATGAGAAAGAAGACATGACAGAGAATACTAAAGAGTTGGCTTGTTCTGCGAATGCTTGTGAAATATTATAACTGAGGAAAGATGTATGAAGAGTTCAAAAACATTGGAAGATTTAATACCTAAAGATTATAAAGAGTTAAAAGAAGATAGAAGAACTGAAGTACGAATGTATAAAGTTCGTTGGGTGTGGTATCACACTATACTGGCAACTGAGTTATTATTTGTGATACTTTTATTGCTTGGGATATTGATAAAATTATGAACAATAAGAAATTCCCACCATTAAAAGAAAAGCATGAGGGGCTTTTCTGGTGCAGGGAAAGGAGAAACTATTTTACATGGAAAAAATATATACAATATTACAAAGACAAATCAGATGAAAAGTAAAGAAGGAAATATTTTATCGTTCAGAATTTTGATTGATTCAAAAGGAAACCTTATCACTGAATTAAGTGGCTTGTTAGAAAAGGATGCCCGTAAAATCTTTAACAAGGATGACCTTCCGATTATTAAAAAGATAATAAGAGAAGGAAGAATTAAACTAGAACCGCTACATGTTTTTCTTGAAAACGAATTGGACAGTTTCAAATGATTAGAATAAGAGCCAGATATTTACACGCGATTGAAAGTGCAACTAATGTCACTATAGGATATTTAATTAATTTAGTATTAGTGCAAATCTTATTACATATGTTAGGCTATGAAATCAGGCTACAGGAAAACGCCATGATGGGACTAATTTTAGCTTGTGTAGCTTTTGTAAGGGGCTATTGGGTCAGACGAATATTCAACTTTCTTGTTTATAAAGTTTATAAAGAATGAAGATCGTTGAAGTAAAATGGAATGACGCTTGGATAGATACGGATGATTACACCAAAGAGAAAGCCAAGAAGCTTACTCCTGTTGTCCGTACAACTATAGGATTCCTGGTTGGTGAGAATTCTAAAGCTATTGTTTTGTGTACAGACTATTTTGAAAAGGATACAAAAACAATTAATACGGCTATGGTTATTCCGGTTGAAATGATTTTAGAATATTGGGAATATGAAATAGTTGAGAAAGAGAATAATTTATGAATATTTTTAAAAGTTTATTAATTTATTTATTATTGATTAGTATTAACAGTTATTCATATGCTTTTGATACTGAACAAATATGTCTGGCTAAAAATATTTACTTTGAAGCAGGGAATCAACCTTTGGCTGGACGATTGGCTGTAGCTCATGTTGTCTTGAACAGAGTAGAGGATAAGAAATTTCCTAATTCAATTTGTGAAGTAATTTACCAAGCAGATTGGCATGAGAATTGGAAAGGAAACATAGTTCCCCTACTAGGGAAATGTCAGTTTAGCTGGTTTTGTGATGGTAAGTCTG